GCCACTCGTCAAGAATACTTCGTCGGAATCGTTTTCTAGCAGACCTTTTTTGTAAACATTCTAGGTTGAAAACTAGATCCAATTCCGAACCGACCATAAACAATGGTGCGTTCTGCATCTATTTTAGGTCAATTTCAAGTCAAATTACAAACAAATCCTTTTGTTCATAAATGGTTTTGTGGTACTATACGAGCACACGCATCGGCTGTCTCTGATGGAAAGAATTGATATCTTGCCCACAACTATATTCAAATATGACATACCCGATGATATTCACAAATCTATAATGGACTCGATTGACAAATTAGATATAGATAGTGTTCAAAATAGAGAAAGCGGAGCACCTTATTACGGTAAATCTACATTCGGAAAAGAGTCCTTACACCGACAAAATGATTGGAAATTTTTATGCGACTTTATAAACCCCAAACTCAAAGAAGTAGCTACTGAAGTTAAATATACGCTTTTTGAAGATATTAAAGTCTGCCTTATGTGGGCTAACAGAAGCACGGAAAACCAATGGCATCACGCTCACGAACATCAATGGTCTATCTTAAGTGGCATTATTTATTTAGAAGGAGAATCAGGAAATACTTGGTTTAGTGAACCCAATGCTTATTCTTTAGAAAAACGTTTGCTTGTAAGAAAAGAAGAAGGGCCTTTAGAAACCGTACATGTTCATGAACCCGTAAACAAAACTATGCTTATATTTCCTTCGCTTTTGAGGCATTCTGTATCTGAAAATTTTTCAACGAAGCCACGGACAACTATCAGTTTCAATAGTTTTTTCGACGGCAAAGTAGGAAACGAGGATGAGCTGCTCTACGGTCTCAGATTAAAATTACTTTGATCAAGGCTTTGTGGTACTATACACGCACACGCATAAGTTATTAAAAAAAGATCATGATCAATAAAGAACTGTATGATAATAAGTACATCGTTCTAAAAAATTTTATATCTACTGACAGAGGTTTAGCTCTTAGTAAAAAATTTCAAGAGTATGTAGAAGAAAGGATTTTTGAAAAAGATAAGCAAAAACCAAATACACTAGCTTCGAAATATGATTTTATTCCTTTTGTAGAGTTACTCGTAGAAAAAACAAAAGATATATCGGATTTAGTCGGGGAAAGTGTTTTACCTTCTTATTCCTACGCAAGCATCTACCAAAAAGACTGTATTTTAGACGGACACAGAGACGAACAAGGCTGTGAAATATCCGTAACTATTAATTTAGAGTCATCTAAAACTTGGGATTTTTGGATACAAATCTCAAGCGATAAAGAAGAAGTTATAAAACTAGAGCCCGGTGATGCAATCATTTATTTAGGTAGTAAAGCTCTTCACGGAAACAATAAATTTGAAGGAACGTTATGTGTTCAAGCAGTTTTACACTACGTCAGAGCAAACGGTAACTTCAAGCACAAATTTTTTGATAAAGAGAAAAGATATATCAAGGAGAAGAAAAAAGAAGAAAATTTTATCCGGACATACAAAATGCCTGATGCGTATAAATGTCAAGAAGTTATTGAATGGTTTGAAGCAAACCAGGATTTAGCAGCTCCTGGAATAACGTTAAGGACAAAAATAACAGGGGAGCCCGCTGACAAAGCAGCTAAAGATTCAACTGATATAGCGATTCAGTTCAAAGAAGCTCACAAGATAAAAGAACTCGTCGCTCCTTTAAATTTTTTATGGGACTGCATTTATAGCTATTTGACTGATTTTGAGGAAATAGACGTTATGCAGTTCACAGGGGTTGTATTTAACATTCAAAAATACACAGCACCTGATGGCGGATATCACGCTTTTCACCACGAAAGAGGCGAAACGTGTGTTTCAACCAGAATGCTTGTTTGGATGATGTATCTAAATACTGTGGAAGATCGAGGGGAAACGGAATTCAAATACTTAAACACTAAAGTCAAAGCAGAGCAAGGAAAGGTCGTGCTTTGGCCTACTGATTTTACTCACACGCATAGAGGAATAGCGTCCCCCACAGAGGATAAATATATCCTCACAGGTTGGTACGTGTTTTGCGATAATACCTAAGAAGCAGCAATATAAAAATAAACTTTTGTATGAGCGAGCTTCAGTGCATTTGAATCTGCCGCGCCTACAACACCTGAGCCTTCAATATTAATACCGGTAGAATCGACTGAACTTGAATTGATGGCGGCGTTTCTATTAGGGTTATTTCCGGTAGAACGACCGCCCGCTCCAGCTTGAGAGTCTAAATGAGTGTGTACTTGCATCTCTGCATCTTGGAAAGAGCCCATTCCAGAGCCCACGGGGAGAGTACCCGAAAGAGCAGTCCGTGCTTCAACACCAGGATCAAAATAACCCGCGCTGCTCCAAGCTCGAAGCTCAAGATCAGTGAGATCGGGCATGTGCATATTGGTATCATCACTTCCATACGCGCCACTAGGCCAGAGCAGACTTAAATCTGGATAAGCAGTTCTTGCGTAAGAGAGCCCGTTCAGCAAGATGTAGTTGATCCCATCGGAACCAGTAAAGGCGTTGCCACGGTGGACGGGAAAAATTTTTAAAAAACCAGCAGCCATCAGGTTCCTCCGTTAGCAACTAAATAATAGAGCGCAGTGATGTTTTTTGGTCTAGTTTCTGCCCCTCCCAGACTTGACTCACCCGATTCGGAGCCTCCAATACCTTGAATCCTAGCTCCTCCTGCATTATTACCCTGATTTCCAGAAACGAAAAACACACCGCCCCTTGTATGTCTGTGTCTAACTACTTTGTCACCGAGATAACCAGAGGACGATACATCAGTACCTGAAATAGTAATGTAATCGTCGTGTTCTGCGCCACGGTTAAAGAGACCTAGGAAATCAGGTAAACCAAAAGTCGTGCTTCCGTCACCCGTGCCGTATTTAGTACCAATTCTGTTAAATAGTTCTGCATATTCAGTACGACTAACATTCTGCCCGCTAGCAATAAGATAATTTACTGTATTAAAACCGAAACCCGTCATATCACCGGGCTGTGCGTTGGGTGCAAGAACATACTGAAGCGACCCAATAGGCGGCGAGCTAAGTTCCTTTTTGGCTACACATTGAATGACTTGACGGTGTCGAGCTTCATTTCTCTCAGACTCATTTCTATTGTCGTCGGTATTGTATGTATAAGAAGGAGTATTCCCTGCCTGAGTATTTTGATAAAGTCCTTGAATAGTTAACGACGTGCAGACGCTTAGTTCATGGGTGTGTTCTGGCATCACGCTGTCAGAACGATATTGACTAGGGTAAGTAAGACCAGAAGTGGTTGTACCCTCTAGGTAATTGTGAGTCTTCGGTAGATCGATAATTCCGAAGTTTGCGGAACCATCACCAACGCCGAAAGTGGTGTTATAGACAGTAAAAAGATCGTAATAATCGCCACGATTGACATCAAATCCTGATGCAACTGACAAACAGCCCTCTTCTGCTGCGTTGACAGCGTCGATTACTCCAGTAGCTAAAACTGCAACGATTTCACCAGGCAGAATTCCAGGCGGAGTATTAGGAACAAAACCAGCAGGCCAATTACCCTGTTGTTTAAGTGCCGCTGCTTCAGTAGGAGCTACATAAGAGCCAGGAGCAGCATTCTCTGAAGGTGCTGTATAAGGACCGGCATAACCAGCAGGACGTTTTGCGCTCATGAGAAACAATGCCTCCCGAAAGTGGGCTTAACTACTTCAAATCCATCTGGATGAGATACTACTACTTCTACATCTAGAAGTCCACTTCCTTTCACCCAATCAGAGTAAGGCAACGGTAAAAATTCTACTAATTCAGAATGAATATTGGGAATAACACCCATCCCTTCATATTGTGATTTATATATACCAATTACACCGCTCGCCAAACTATTTAGATATTTATTTTGTTCAGATACAAAAGCTCTTGAAGATCTTGGAGGTGATGGAATATCTTCACAAGTGAGCTCGCAAACATCCTTTTTGAAATACAGATCTAGAAGTTTACCTTTATATACACTGTATTCATTAATATATTTTTGCGTATACAAGCCGTCTTCGTTAGACGAAGAGATTGAATTACTAATACGTGTATTTAAAAGCGCCCGTGCTTTGCAGTTTTCCTGATTCTCGACAAAGCGACCATGGACGGGGTCAATTCCGTCAACCACGGAATAAGTCAAAGACGCCGGATCCCAGACTAAATACTGATCAGTGGTATATGAAGGTACTGTTACCGGTCCTTCATACCCAATGCTGTTAAGTTCTTCAATTGTTACTGAATGAGCGTAACGAGTGGTTTTGTCCTTTAACCTAATTCGCTCAGGTAAAGGTTCAGGTTCTCGTTTTTCGAACGAGAAAAATTGCCCTCGGAAGTCAGCCATTTATCAAACCTCAACAAGACTCAAGGTAGCATCAAGGAAACCGCTTGCGCTAGAAGAGAATCGAAGAGATTTACCGCTAGGAAGAATATATTTATTCGACAAAATTTCTAAGTTTGCATCCGCAGGGCACGGGACTGTGAAAGCTAAGAAGCTCTCTCTGCTGCCACCAGCACTGTACTGCGAGACCGTGATATCAGCGGCCAAGCTTCCATCACGGTTAGCGGTGAGAATACTCAGAATGATGGTTGAATCGCTTGTGGACGTATATCCAATAGTCTCGACGTCACTAATGGCGTCTAGAGTTGCATTCAAGAAAGTAGCCATTAGAGTTTTTTTGATGCTACCGAGATGCTTTTATTATATACGGTAAAAATCAACCGAGGAACCCCAAGCCGTAGTAGTATTCTGACGGCAATCCAAAAAAATTACACAACAGGGGCATGAAAGCATTTGATGTTCTGTGTAAAGATAATTTCTTAGATGATGAAGAACTCAAAGCTGTCTGGGGCGAAATTGAGCAGTTTTACAAAGAGGGTTTATTTCAACGAGACAAAATACACCACGGATCAGCTGAGCACAACGGCGAAGCTTTAGCCTCGAGACAAGCATTTTTTCCCATTTATTACAAAAACTGGAGACACATACAGGCTGACAAAGCTAGTCAAAAACTTTACAAGGGAATCACGGAAGAGTTTTCAAAACTAGGTTTTGCAAATCATGCAGTTTTATTATCTAACACTCATAATTTAATATACAGTTTATATGTTAACGGAGACGATTACAAAAAACACAGAGATAATTCTTGTGCAACATGTCTTATATGGTTATGTAAAGAGCCGCAGAAATTCAAAGGGGGTGATATTTATTTTGAAGAACTAGATAAAAAAATTGAATTTAAAAATAACCGAATGGTTATGTTTCCAGGTTGGGCGCTACATCAGGTGTCACCAGTCGTGATGGACGAGGACGAAGAAGATCTCAACGGTAGAGTTTGTATCACTATTCCTATGTGGTATCAAGACTTTAGCTCAACGCCATAATCAACCCTATTAACTGCGCTTGATCTACAGGAGGATTATTAACAATAAGACTTAAGGCAGCATTACCCGACGCCAGTGCTGTAACTGAATCCGAAACGAGAGCGTTGCCAGAAGCTTGAGCCTCTAAACCAGATACGATTGCTCGATCTGCTTGAGCGATTGAGAGAACTCCGCTGGTCGTTGCTGTAGCACCAGTAGATATCGCTGCGTTTCCACTGATGATTGCAGTATTAGCAACGCCAATCGACGTAAGCGACTCTGAGATCGAAGCGTTACCAGAGGCTCTTGCCTCGAAGGTGTCCACAAGAGCCGCGTTGCCTGAAGCAAGAGCGACAAGTGCTAAAGATACAGAAGAATTACCAGAAGCAATAATTTCTGGAATTTCAGCAAGAGCGGCGTTGCCGGAAGCCAAAGCAACAGCTGCAGGTGCGTGAACAGCATCACCAGAAGCAATCGCTATTGGTGCAATCGCTTCACCAGCAGTACCAGAAACAATGGCTTCAGTAGCAGCCTCGACTGCGTTATCTGCTTGGAAAATACTGAAAATGGACGTAACTGTAGAGTCTTGAGACCTATCTAGAGCTTCTACAGCGTTGATGAGAGATAAATTACCTGATGCAAGAGCGTTTTCCGACTGAGCAAGAGCAGCGTTACCCGATGCAGTCGCGATGGCAGCTTGTTCAGAAGCGGCTGCACCAGAGGCAAAAGCAATGACTGCGTCGACTAAAGCTGCATTACCTGAAGCTTGTGCAATAAAAGCATCCGCAATTGCAGCACTGCCAGATGCGATAGCAACGTTGCTAACCACAATGGCAGCAGCACCAGAAGCGATAGCAGTCTGCGAATTAACTACGGCGGCAGTGCCTGAAGTAATTGCTTGAGCGTTGTTTACAAGAGCGGCGTTGCCCGAAGCAAGTGCCGAACTCGCATTGAACTCTGCAGCAAAACCGGAGGCTCCGGCTGTGACTGCAAAAGCCAAGCCCGCATTACCCGAAGAAATAGCAACAGCGGCGTCTTCAAGAGCATCATTGCCTGAAGCTAAAGCGTCTCTATTTACGATTAAGCTTGCGTCACCTGATGCTTGCGCCTCTTCACCCGAAGCAAGGGCATTGTTACCAATTGACTGCCCTGTGAGCGACGTAGCTATAGATGCATTGCCTGAAGCTTGAGCAGTGGCAGAAACTACATTCGCGTCAATACCAGAAGCAAGGGCAATTGCGGCTAACGCCACAGCGGCATCGCCAGAAGCGATTGCGATTACACCTCTTTCACGTGCAACACCGTCTAAGCCGATTTTGCCATCGGCTGTGTAAATAAGACCGGATGCATTATCCGGCAAGTCAGTCTGAACAAAGTTATCTTGACCAAGCGTAAAAATACGACCGCCTAAACCACTTCCGGCGATTAGATCACCCGTAATCGGAATTACGTCGTCGTCGTGGTTTTCAACAACGAAACCGCCGGAATAGACAAGTCCTCTACGCAGAGTCATGTTACGAAAGCGCGATGATTAGGCCGATAGCCTCCCCGGTCTGAAGACCTGGGTTAGCTGCGTAAGCGGCGAGGGCTGCGTTTCCGGATGCTTGAGCGATCGGAACAATCACAAGACCTGCATTACCTGAGGCTAATGCAGTTGTTGAAACTTCAAGAGCTGCGTTGCCCGAGGCGAGTGAGGTGTTTGCCAAACTCAGAGCTGCATTGCCCGATGCTTGAGCGACTGTGGCGTCGACAATTGCAGCGTTGCCTGAAGTTGCAGCCGTCGCAGCTAATGCGAGACCAGCATTACCTGAAGCAAGGGCAACAATTCCATCGGAGATCGCAGCATTTCCAGAAGCTTGAGCTGCTAAGGCAATACTGATACCAGCATTACCAGAAGCAAGCGAACCTGCTAAATCTTCTAAAGCGGCGTTACCTGATGCTTGAGCTTCTACAGCAACAGCAAGACCAGCATTACCAGAGGCAAGAGCATTAAGTGCAACGGCAATTGAGGCTGAACCTGAAGCAATCGCAGAATTAGCAACAGCTAAACCAGCATTACCTGAGGCAAGCGCAGTATTTGCCAAAGCCACAGCTGCTTGGCCTGAAGCCAGAGCTGTGTTACTTAGTTCAACAGCAGCATTACCTGAAGCAAGAGCTCGATTTGCATCAGCAGTAGCCGCATTTCCGGAAGCAAGAGCAGTTTGCGAATCTGCTAAACCTGCGTTACCAGAGGCGAGAGCATCGACAGATATTCGGACAGCCTCGACACCGGAAGCAAGAGCTGCTTCGGAGTCCGTTAGTGCGGCGTTGCCTGAAGCAAGAGCGTCTACTGCATCACTTACAGCAGCGTTACCTGAGACCACAGCGGTAACTGCGTCTGCTAAACCAGCGTTACCTGAAGAAAGGGCTTCAGTAGCATCTGCCAAAGCGGCATTGCCCGAAGCAAGTGATCTAACGTTGTCTACTAAAGCAGCATTGCCTGAAGCAAGAGCTTCTTCAGATAAAACTAAAGCTGCGTTACCTGATGCAAGTGCTGTGGCAGCGTCTTGTAAAGCAGCGTTACCGGAAGCTTGTGCAGCTTCACCAAGAGCTAAAGATGAATTACCAGAGCTAAGTGCAACTGCAGCAACTGCCAGAGCAGCATTACCAGAGGCAATTGCAATCGCTGCTTCTGTAAGACCGGCGTTACCAGAAGATAAAGCTACTTCAGCTTCAACAAGCGCAGCATTTCCTGATGCCAGAGCAGTAGTTGAATCTGCGAGAGCAGCATTACCTGAAGCAAGAGCAGCGGATGAACGTGCAAGCGCAACGCCATCAGTTCCAATTTCGTTGCCAACGTAAATCAGGCCACTTGGCTCTGCAGTAAACGCGACATCAAGACGAATAGTAGAATCTGTGTTTCCCCCACCTACAAGACCACTACCTGCTGTTAAGAGACCACCAGAAGCAGTGGTGATAATGCTGTCACCAAAAGGCAGCTCGGCTAGAGCGCCGCTGACTAGAACTACCGGCCTGCGAACTACCATGATTTAACCTTTTAACCTCCAGTATAGAGAAGTACAGGTGGCGAAATTTCCACACTGAGTTGTGTTGAGGTAATCGCTAAGCCAAGACTTGTTGCTGCTTGATATGCATTACTTCCTGAACCCGTGACTGTTCCCGAAGTTGTTGTGAAGCGAACTACTTCACCTTCAAACTTAGATAAGTAATAGTATTCACCAGGAATTAAAGCTGTGTCAGCAGTAATATTTACGTCTGTAAGACTGACGATTCCGTCCAAATTGACGATAACATCGCTTCCATTAGAAGCAGCTTCTGAGGCAAAACCAATTGGAGAAAATTGATAAGCGTTAACACCGCTAAGAGCAGTGGACGGTACTACAAAATTACCGCTTGCAGAGACAACTTCACCAGCAATCAGATCAGCTCCAGCGGTCAAAGTAGCTGTAGGAGCAGGGTTAGTGACAACACCTTGTCCGTTAGCTAGATATACAGTTGTACCGTCAGCCTGGTAACTTGTGTAATTGCGGTTGAATATCGATCTGTTGGGCACCGATCACAACCAGATACTTACGACTTATTCTACACTTTTTCAAAGAAACCCACTAATTACATATCGAGGCTGTTGAGGAGAAATTCTAAGTGAAGAAGAGCTAATAGCTGTACCCATCTCCACTAAGTAAGCTCCAGACGCACCAAGTTGATCAAATCCAGCTGTAAATGTTGGATAATCAACTATCTTTCCTCCACTGGCGCTAACAAAATAACGTTGTCCTGGAACAAGACCTGAATAAACAACAGCTTGCGCGTCGGTAACCACACGGCAAAGCGTGCCTGCACTTACTGCGTCTACAGCTACACCAATGGTGTTGGCTTCGTCTAAATCACCAGAGGAACGAGCTGTCCGGATGTGACCGGAGGTGCTCATATCCACGGCTACTGCATCGCCAATAGCGATAGCTTCACCAGCTTTAAAAGATAAGAGCACGTTACCTCCAGTTTCTCATTTAAGTTTACTTGCCTTGGCCCCTACGTAACTTTCGACCATGAGATGGCTTTGAGTGCGTGCCTTGTCCCTGCCTTGTGCGCTTAGGACGTGAGTCGATTTTGTTTTCGGTTTTAGCTTTTGCCATCGTTTTGGAAGTGGACTAAGTCGACTAAGTCAAGTTAGCTAAGTCCCATGATCAGGCCAATAACATCGCCCTGAGACAGACCAGGATCGTTACCGCTAGCAATAACGTCAGCCCACTGGGTGCCGTCCCAAACATGAATGACATTGCTGCGGCTATCGGTCCATTGAGCACCATCAACAGCGTAAACAGGAGGAGTATCGCCATAAGAAGGTGTCCTCGAGGGTGCAGATTCGTACCAACCGCTGGTAGCAGCGTCGTAAACGAAAAGCGAACCCATAAGGTTGTTGAACCAAATGGTGCCGTCTCGAGGAGGAGCATTGAGTCCACCATTTCCAGAAGGAGGCACTTCGCTCTTGATTGCAAGAGCTTCGGCGTTGGCGATATACCAATCTGGTTTGGCGACATCGTTGCCCGATGCATAGACGAACAAACGTCCTTCGTTCGTATCGAACCAGAGCGAGCCTCCAAGGAAATTGTCTCCTGGTTCGCCAGAGACCGTGACCACGGAAGCACCAGCCTCTGCGGTGCTGTTCGTCGTAAAGAACGCACCGGAGTAGCCAATTGTGACGTTGGTGCCTGGTAGTGCTCCGACATTGACTTGTTTGAAGTCCCCGCTCGAAGCCACGGACGTACCAGATCCCGTACTGATCAGGTTTTCCAGAGTTACAAATGAACCCGAGTAAGTGACCCCGATACCTGGTTGGGCGATTAAGCCAATGTCAAGGATCTGGAAGTCACCGCTTTGACTGACGCTTGTTCCTGAACCTGCAACAAGAAGTTGTTGAGACGTTCCAGAGATGACTCCAACACGAGACGAGTTATAAGAGAAGTCGACTGAGCCTTGACCAATAAGGTCAGTGCTAACGACAGCCGTGTCGCCACTTGCAGTAATCGTGATCCCATCACCACCAACGAGACCGCTGACAACAGCAACGGCACCTTCGTTGGTGCCAGAAATTTGAATTAGTTTTCCGTCGTATTCAACGTCATTGTTACCTTCACCTTGGATATTTACGTCGAAAATCGTGTTTGCGCCGCTAGCTACTCCGAGTACACCAGAGCCCGGTAGAGATTGAGTAATCAGGCTTGCAATGATGCTGTATAAGCCGCTCGTTGTAATGCTGATCCCAGAACCAGGGACTAAAAGTCCTCCAGTCGCTTCGATTCCACTAGCTGTAGAGTTTAAATCCTCAAGAGCTCTTACTACACCTTCAAAATTAGGTGGGTATCCGTAAGGGCATCTTGTGTAGCTAGTAGTTCCCACGCCGCTAATGGTTTCGATGAGGTTATCGATAACCGTCACAATTCCGAAGAAGTTGTGCGGTGCTCGTGCCCTGGGTAAATCGCCGTGAAGTGGACACGCAGGGCTATTACGTTCAGGCATTTAAATAGTCCACCTCCTCGTACCAGTCTATCTGTTAAGAGCTTGAAATTTAATTTTACTCTTTATTCTTCTTGCTCGATATCTTCAATGCTCCGTCATTTTCGTGATAAGCCATATCTTCTGCGAGCTTCCAGGCTGGGATACCTAACAGATCAGCACGTTGTCTCAATGCTTGCCAGCTATCTAGGGATCTATCTAAAGCTGGAGACGATTTCACAGTACTGGGGTAGTTACTCAAATTGTATACGATTGTAATTAATTCTGCTAACCACGAAACGTCTGGAATAATGCTTGCCTAATCAAATCCTTGTGACAGTGGTAATCCATACGAGATGTCGTCAAGATCGTTTATTTATAAACGTATAAGTACTTTTATTAGGGTTACAAGGGAAAAATGGCTGAACGTCGCTGGCAAGCCTTAGATAAAGACCGTGCCGGAACGTCGAACCGTATGGAAAAACCACTATCAAGAGAAAGGTCTAATATTTAAAAAAACTGGCGGTACTTCCCTTCTGTGCGCTGTGTGAGCTATAGTACGCCTATATCAACATCAACATGCCTATGGAAACTCGAGACGAAAGATGCGCTGCCCTGCTAGGGCTGCTTCAACCGACTGATCCTGGACCTCCCTTAGGGCAGCCTTCAGCGGTGTCCACACAGGGGCACTGGACCCTTTCTCACTTCGAAGACAGAGTTACCTGGATTTGTAAGTGCGGTCGTTCTGAGCCGATCTACCTAAAAAAAGTCGACTCGGAGCGAGTCGTGTTGCCTTGTGATGGCGTACACGCCTGTGAGGTGTGTCGAGAAGAGCTTCAGAAAGCCAGCAGTAAATCACAAAGATTTATTGCTTGGATCAACCAGCACAGACTCACACTCGACTCATCAAGTTGTCTAGAGTTTCCAGCCGACGGCGGCCTTTTCAAGGAACCATGCGCTGAACGTTACTCACGTACACGAAGGTTCGTGTACGAACAATTCTGGAGAAAAAAGGTGCAACCGGGGTACTACGTGCGCTCCAGTTGCTCTAATCCATTGTGTATCAATCCCTACCACCTATGTCTGACCGTAGAGCGCCACACTTCTCTGACTCCTCAAGCCACGGTTCTTATCTCGGAACTGGTGGGTCGAAAGGTGTCGACCAACTTGATCAAGCAGCTTTTGCACGAGAGGCTCTCTATCGAGCTGTCAGAGAGATCGATTCAAAGAATAAGAAGAGATATAACCAGGTCCAAAAGCTGCGCTTCTTAATTTTTGAGTTACAGTCTCTTCAACCGACAGACGTAAATCAACTGTCTGAAGCTCTGGGTCAGTCTCAGGCAACTACAAGAGAGCAGCTTAAAAAACTTAGAAAGCTCGATTTAGTTATCAGGACCCAATTTGAACACCACACGCTTTATTGCATCAATGGCGATTTCAACCAGTACATCGAGGACATACTCGTCTCCTTCTTCTTTGGAGACAAGGCAGCCTAAACCATCTCTCTGGGCAGATAAATATATTATTCCCAACCTTCCTCCCTGGATTTACAGCGACAACGAACCGCCGACTGACGTTAAGGATTGTGAGGCAAAGATCTCAGCAATCGAGTACACCATCATCGACATCGACCTTCAGGTAGACATCCGTCAGAGCGAATGCGCTATGGGCAGCAGTCGCTACAAATCATCTTATGACTTTGAAAAATGGAAATGTCAAGCTCTTAAAGCTAAACAGTCACAATACTACTTACTCAACGCACATAAATATTGGTTGATCTTGAATAGCACTCAAGCCCTTGACGCGCCTTCAAAGCTAGATAAGCTGATCGAGTTACTCGTTGAGGACTCGCCCGACTTTCACCAGCAAGCTCAGGCGCTCCTAGACTGACTGCGATCGTTTTGTAAGAAACGGCTTAGCGATCACGGAAGGTTGAGGTAGCGTTTTAC